TTAAACACTGCTGGTGTCAAACTATTTAGTGGGATTGTCGATGGGAACTGAGTTCCAATAGGTGTAACTGAAATCTCTGGACTAATGACATTGATAATCGTTCCAGGTGTTGTTGCTGGAATTACAGAACTGTTTGATGGAATAATAAGAACGGGAATTTGTAGTCCTGTTGGAAGATTATCTGGGTCAATAACTTCACCAACTCCAGTTGTAGTGTCACTAACACTAATTGAATCTGCATCAGCAATATTTCCACCAGTACCAATAATGTTAATGGGTCCAAAACAAATTTCGCCAGTAGTATAATTTACTGTACCAGCAGATTCATTTGTATAAATTTTTCGGTTACCTGTGTTGTAAAACGACCTCAGATTGCCATAACCATCATCTTCAAACTGTTGATCAATTCCAGGTCTATCTGCTGTTCTGAAGGGTCCTGAAAGGATTACAGGTTCTTTTTTACACTCAGTACTATCACCAGCATCCTGAGAGGGAGCACTATTATAAATTTGCGAACCAGTTGAAATACAATATGTGTTAGTTTGATTTGTATTTGGATTAATATACTTCAGAAGACTAATCTGAGTTGCAACATCGGTAATACACTTATTGGATAATTCAATTGCTCTTTCAAATGACTGTGTGCTAAACGATGAATTGAAATTATTAATTTTAGTTTGAGTGCCCCAATCCACAATTGCATTAGATATATCAGACTTAATTTGAGATGTATTTGATCCACATCCAGTATCATAGTTTACATAAATTCTTGGATTGATGTAAATATCATCAGGGTCTGTAATAACAGCATCAATTGACGCCATTGCATACTTTCTTAACTGCGAAGAAAGATTTTTCTTAGTTTGGTCATTAAGATTTGAACCAGTTTTAGTTTTAATAACGACGTACACCTTTCCGTATACAGGGGGATTTAATGAATCTCCACCATATGCAACAACTGCTGCAGCGTTGTCGTAAATATTTTTTGTAATTACCTCATAATCTTGAGCAGTTACTGCTCTATATTGTGCAGAATAATATCTTGGTGCATAGTATTTGATGGACTCAACAGATTCTGCAGAATCACCTAACTGGGATTTTGCTTTTACAGTAGTATCTACAATACTTGGAGAATATGTTGCTCCATTACTATCTCTAATAGTGCCAATAAATGCAAATGTTTGTACTCCATTTGCTTCTGCTCCACTAGTAACCATATAACGAAGATTGATTACCTCACCATCTTTAACAGATCTTCCAATACTATCATCACCAAATCTAATCTGATATCTCATATCATCCGTTTCTGATATGAAATAAACTCTAGTATCTTCTTCTAAATTTGTAATATTTTCCACTCTGGAATATAAATCCGAAGTGGTTGCCGTTTCGTTTGGTTTTACTCTAACAGTGAGGGTAGAAATGTCTGCGTTTTCGGATTGGATGATGTATTTTTGTTTTGCAAACGTATTAACCAGATAACTATAGTCGATTAAGGTGCCTTCATAAATTTCAAGATTATCAAATAACGCAACTCCAGTGGAAGGATTTACCTCTACGTTAGTATCTTCAACAAGATTCCAAACATAATTACCACCAGTTGCTACAGGACCTTTATTTAAAGTGACTGATGATGGATAAAATCCATTATTTAATACAGTTTGAACAGATAACTGCAAACATGCTTTTGAGCATATAATGGACTTGGGCGTATAGTTTAAAAGTTTTGCAATCTTTACAATATTGTCTCTAACACTTGAAGATGGCAAAAATGCCTCATTCAACGCCATGTTGGCATTAAACGAGGTATAGTAGGTATTGTATGCTAGGGTATCAATAAGATACGATAATGCAGAACCGTCAAAGTCGTAATCTGTGAACTCCGTTCGTGTTCTCAGGTACGACTTAATTGAAGATTTGATATCCTCAAAATCGAGTGCTGTTAGATTATTTGGTTGCATTATCCTAATTTTTGTAAGACAAATGTAATTTCTTCTATCACAGGAACTCCAACAACTTGATATTCAACAGATACGTTGAGTTTATTATTTTCGTATATGGGAGTTACAGAAACATTCGTTAACTCAACCCGTTTTTCATACTGAGTAATTGTATTTATTATCTCGTCTTGGATTGCGTCAACTGTAAAAGCGTCTAGTGGTTCAAATAGAAGTTCATAGACTCTTGACCCAATCAAAGGTTGAAATGGTTTTTCACCAGGAACAGTTAAGATTAAATTCTTAATTGATTGTTTTATAGAACTTTCATTTGTGACTGAAGATACATCGTCCGTAAACAAATTTCTGGCAAACGAAATATTGAAGTCCTTAAAACTTTTAGACCTCTTTAAATTTTTACCAGAAATTTGCTTTAACGCCATTTCATTTGAGCACTATCGTACTATTTATGGCGATTGGTCAACCCTTTCCTTGACCACGATAACGCTTACGAGCACCATTTCGAGAAGATGCTGCATACTTGGTATGCTGTCCCGACCCCTGCCTCGTCTTTTTAGGTTTGGACTCAATTTGAACTTTTCCACTAAGGGACTTACTGCGTGTTGCCATAATTAACCTCCTGACATTTCAACAAAAACATTAATACTACATCCAGTTACAACAGAATTGCAAGGGAATGCAGTCGAACCATCACCTAACTTGTCTCCAAATTTAGCGACTCTAACTCCTCCAATAAACACAGTTTTAGCAGTAGCAAAAACTTTTCTACCATGACCTGTAGGTGCTTCTCTGCCACCAGCAATACCTTTAGTACACCAGAAAGCAGGTGAATTTAATGTAATGAGACATTTATCACCTGTAGAGGTGGTAGTGTGTTGTGTGGGCGTAGGATGAGGAGTAAGGATATCCTGGTCCACCATTGGTATTTTACCATTAACTACGACTCTTGCAGCAGCTGCTTTAGCAACTCCCAATGGAAGTTGTGCTATTGGAGGCCATAATGTAACAGCATCCATAGCTTTTACATCAACTGGTTTGATTCTAGTATCTAAAGGAATGTGTGGACAGTTAGGAAGAGTACCTCCACCTAGTCCTGGATGATGCGATGAACCTGAACCTAGTCCGTGACCAGAGCAGTTTCCCATAAACAATCCCAAACCCGATGCCATAGTTCTTACGTTTGTAGAAGTGGATTTCCATATGCTTTAGCAGCATCGACAACATTCGCTGCAGAACGAGTCAAATCATGTAAGAATTTCATGTTTCCAGAGACTGACCATGCTTGGCAACCAGGACCAAAAGGACCCATTACTGTACATGTTGTTGTAGAACCCGTAGTAATCCCAGTTTCGGGATCAGTTTCATCTGGGTCGGTTCCTCCCGCCAACGGAGTTGGTGGAGCACATACAGTTTCATCAATACCAGGGGTAACTGGTTCACATGAAAGAGTCACTTGAATAGACCGTTCTTTTGCAGGATCTGCGCGATACTGCCTCAGTACATATTTAGTAAATTGGGATGCATATGGAAGGTCTCCAACTCTACCTTGTACGGTTTCGATGAGGACCTCATCTTGAACATTATACTCTGGAACCTGAAGTTGTGTCAATCCAGAAATAATATCTCGGGTATTTTGCTTTGTTCCCTCATCAGTTTCAAGCAATGCTTTAGTTGCATCCTTAAAATCTACCTGGTCTAGATGGTCCCAATTGGCATCATCCCTGACCATAATATCATAAAGTGGGTCTGTTTTTGCTTTAGTGTACAGTCTTTGCGCTAAAACATCTGCTCTCCTTCTTTGAGTGTCGTATCGAACTTCAACATTTTCAGATTGTGTCGTAAAAGTAATATCTTTCGGCACTGTATCCGCAGATTCATTGAATTCATTTTGTCGAGTAGCGTTAACAGCATCTCCTGGCATACTATCAAATAGTTCTTTATACCGCTCTAATTTACCTGGTTCATACCCAGCATTACTATATTTGGTAGTTGCCTTCTTATAAGTGTTGGAAATAAAGACTCTTGGCGGGTCTGAAGACGAATATAGAGTTCCACCACTAATAATTTTGATAGAAGATAACTGTCCTCCGACAAAAATACCTTCAATTACGGCATCTTTGCCATTTGGCGATGGAGAAGCAGCAACAGTAAGGATTGGATCCTCACCATTTAAGTATGCTCGCGTCAAATTTGCTCCAGGTTCTTCAATTG